TGCAATTTGCGCAGTCGTGATCGTGCCGCTTGCAATCTTCGCTGCAGACACACTGCCATCGGCATAGGCAGCAGTGTTCAAGCCAGAAGAAACAATTTGAGCCGTGGTGATCGTGCCACTTGCAATCTTCGCCGCACTGATCGACCCATCGCCAATCCCTGAAGCGCCAAGCACTACTTGCTGGTAGCTCGTCCCATTGAAAACTTGCAGGTTGCCAGTGGAGCTATTGAAAAAGCCTCTCCCTTCAAAGTTATCCCCGCTAGGCGCCGTGGTCTGCACGGCGATGGAACTGTCGTTTGCCAGCTTTGCTGCCGTAATGGCATCATCGGCAATGGAGGCAGTGCCGAGCTTGGTAGTGCTGTTCTGGTTGAACAAGCCAAGGTTGAGAGTGCCGCTAGGGACCAATGCCACGCCAGCAGCAACCAGCTCGCTAACAGTGGTCTTCTTGGTTTGTGACGCCGAAACATCAACAACCGCCAATAAGTCTCCAGATGCTATTGCTGCTAATGGCAGCGCTGGCAGTTGTGAGATTCTTTGGTCAGCCAAGGTGGTATCCTCTCAACAGTTATGCTTAGTCTAATCTTCCACTTCTTGCAAGAGGAAGTCTAGCGACTGTTCAAGGCTAATCAAGCCAGCATCTTCTTTCAGGATGTAGCCCGAAGGCTGGCCAACAAGAAGCTTGATTTCGCCAGTGCTTACGAAGTCAATAGTGCAAGAGACAATGGAGCTATCCTCCACTGTAATTCCCGCCCTTGTCACCATCGCCCCCACTTCGTAAAAGACGCTACTTGCGCCAGGGGTGGATGTGCCGTCAGTTAAGTAAAGCGCAAGGTCAAACTCGCTGCCAATGTCTAGTCGCTGAATGAGTTGAAGCATGAGCAAGGGCATTTCCTTTGTTCCGCTGGTCTTGTAGTCAAACAAGCAATCAATGGTGCCATTGCCGCTGATTAAGCCAGCCGTGTACTGGCTGCGAAACTTGTCCGCAAGACTGGTGGTGTCAATGGCCTCGCGGTCGGTGTTGAACGTATAGCTAGTGACATTGCCAAGCACGTTATAGGCCGTGTCCTTCACTTGTATTTCAATGTCAAGAGGATCGCCAGTAAAAGCCTGTAGAGGCACTTCTCTGGCCCTTACGTTGTTTACGGCATCCTCAAAGCTGCGGAAGAATCGCAAACCGCCTGCTGCGTTCACATTGATGTAGAGGCTCACTTCATCGTTTAACTGGTTGTCAAGCCAAGTCGATGGAGGAAAGCAAACGAGCTTTCGCGGATCGCTAGTGAGCATCTCTAGCCGGTCGCCAGTGAGAAGATTGTCAATGGCGCTGTCAAAGCTAAGGCGATTCAGCGACAGATTCACGTCGTCTGGTACTATCTGCTCACTCAGTCGCCCATAGCTCAGCTTTAGTCCACGCCGAAGCCGGATGTTCCCTTTGTGCCCAACGAATACTGTCATGCTGTTCCTTATTCAATCACTTCAACAAAATCACCATCCATCGTGAACTGAATGGAAACCGTACTGAGTTCTCCAGTGCTGGAGCCAACCTGCGCAGATGTAATGTATGCGTCCAGCTTAATATCATCTTCGTCCTTGTTGCCCACATTGAGGATCAAGCGCACTCGATGATTGGTGTTAATCTCACCAATCCTCATGATATTCCCAAGAAGTTGCGTAAATTGTGTGTACTGACTACTTTCGCCGCTCTCCAGTCGATAGTAAAGCAGTGTTGCGCTACCAGTGGCTCCTTTTACGCCAGGAGTGAATGTGTTGGCGACACTGCTAATGTCATTAGTGGAAAGAAGCTCTACCGTTGTCTCAAGCGACCAGTCACGGATTTTGGCCACTGAACTGCCGTTGTACCTCAGCGATCCAGTGCGGCCAGTATAGAAGCCCATATCACCTATTGTTTTCTATCAGCTTAGCCACTAAGCATCACCAATGCCCTATAGCACCTTGAATAGGTCGTTGGAGAAATTAGCCACCCTGCTCAGCAGCTTCCCTCCAGAATCCTGGCAGGGGTGCTCCATGGCCTTAACAGTCACTTCTCCTTCCTCGTCCATCGCCACCTCTGTCACCCTGAACACACGCTTTCTGTTGTTCTTCACGCCCAGTACGAACATGGCGCCCTCTTTGCTTGAAAGGGAAGCTGCGCTAATGACGCCGGTTGTGGCATTATTCACCACAGCCACGCCAGACAAGCTCTCGACTTTCTTCCCTGCTTGATACACAAGCATGTCATAGTTGCTGCTAACGATGGAGGAGCGTAAGGGGATGTTCAGTTCACCATCCTGCATCACCATGCCAGAGGATATGCGGTCCCAAGTGTTGAGGCCAATGTCCACGTAGATGTAGCTACCAGGCGACACGGGAGAATCAGTGGGGAATGTCTTGAACTCAACGCCCCGTCTCATCCATCGCCGCTGGTTACACAGCAACTTGCCAAACAGAATCGCTTGGTCTCGTTGGGTGACAAACTGCGACAAGTCAAGCGTTTGCCTGATTGCTGCGCCTTCTTGCGCGTCGGCCAAGCTCACTTGCACGCTTGCATTGCGTGGAAACACGTCTTGTACTTCCGTGTCTCGATAAATGATGGTTGCAATGAGGTCTTGCGAACTGTCGCCATAGTCCACAAACTCTTCCTTGTAGCTGCCTTCAAGGATGTTGCCTGCCGTGAACATGGCAGAAATCGTCACTTCCCGATCAGTCTCTCCCCTTCTGTTGGTTGGCACTGCAGGGATGAGGGTTTCCTTGCCGCCAATCCTTGCAAGCTCCAGCAGGCTGTAAGGAGCCACTTCCGCCCAGAACTGCCGCCACGATGACAAGTCGGCAATCACGCCGTCCATGAACAAGCGGACGCCTAAACCATTGTTCTTGCAAAACCGCTTAGCAAGCGCCAAGCTTTCCCAGTCAATGCCTTCTGGCTTGGCATATTTACCAATGCCATTGTCTGTATCAAGAACAGTGTCGGCAAAAATGTCAGGCGCATAGCTTGTGGAATTGGCGCTCCTGCTGCGCGTGCCATCTTTCTCGTCTACCACCCAACTTTCCTTGCCTTCTGTCACATAGGCGGTGATAGATCGCAAATCCTGTACGCCTTTGCCTGAATACACGCCAAGCGCAGCCATGCTCATAGCTTCATACTTACCGCTTGTACCGCCCACTTGCTGTTCCGTAACAGCAGTAATCTTGAACTCAGGCCCGCCTTCAAAGCTGAATTGTGTGCTGGTATCAGACCGCACAGAGAACAAGTCCCATTCGTTGGTGTAGAGAGGGCCTCGCTCCTCCAGGGCGTCCTTATTGAGCAGGCCAGCATTTACCAACGATCCTGTCCATTTAATCCTTCCCCCATCGCCCAGCCCATAACTAGAACGCTTGCCGCTGTTTTCAATGAAAGCAAACTGCGACTGACCGCTATCTTGCGTTTCTGCGCCAATATCACCAATGGGTTCCATCTTGAACTCCCACTTAGCTGTAGACGGAGCCTTGAAATCTAGGCCAACGAAGTTGTCTTGATCTGCTGCGCGTCTTACGGCAAAGACAATGGGAATGGCAATATAATCACGATTGCCAGTCTTTCTGTAGCTAACAGTGAAGAATGCCATTCGCCCTTGAATGCCATTGTCACTCATCTTGTAACCATCGGGAGCATCCTTCTCTCCATATTTCTTCTGTCTCCCCTGGATGCGCCGGAACAGTTTGCAGCGCAATGAAAACTTCACATAGTCACAAGCAGTGACAGTTTGATAGGCAGCAGAGTCTGCCTTGACGAGGCATTTGGTATAGAAGTTATCATCGGCAGCGCCTTGCAAGTCTTCCCAGTTTTTAAGGGCGTAGTCGAGAAAGTTGATCGCTTCTTCTTTCTCTTTAATTAGGGAGTCCATATAGCCTTTGACGGCTTCTGTACCAATGGCATCAGTGGTGAACTCTCCCTTCAAGTCGGCAACGCGCCTCTTGATAGCGACAATGCCACCAGTACCATAGCGATTGCCGTCAAGACCAACGAATGGGCTAGTAGTTCTACGAAGGAATTGTGAATAGGCTTTACGTCGCTCAGCAATGCTGTCGCTCAAAATGTCGTCTTTGATTTCCCTGCGGCGTTCAATTTGCTTTTCTAGCTCCGCAATTCGCTTGCCACCTACCTCTAGCTTTGTTCCATCAGTCAGCACTTGAGTGCCGCTAATCTTGGCTGTCTCTGGGGAGAGCTTGTACGCTTCTAAGATGCGCTTTTCCAACTCTTCCTTGAGGCTGTCAATATCTTTCTTGACAGCTTGAAATGCGGCATTGTTCTTCGCCTCTTTGCGCAATTGCTTGTCGTAGTCGCCTGCCAGTACATCGTCCCTGAGCTGGCGGACTTTCTCTAGGTCGTCGTCAAGCTCCTTTCGCAGCTTTGCAACAGACAGGCGAGGTTTGTCTGACAAGAAGCGTTCAAGCTCTTTCTTGCTGTTTGCCAGCGATCCTCCGCGAGTGACAATGTAAGACTGCCTCTCGTCTAGTTCGTCTCTCCATTGGATGGTTTCCGTGCCTTGGAAGGAATAACGCTTGCCTAGAAAGCGAAACTCAACGTCACCGGATTGCTCCGTGGTGGTGTCATAGTCGTCGCTATTGGTGACCCTCCTGAGGAACGTGGGGATGGCA